TAAAAATATCCCTTTTGATGTGGAGGAATAATGCAAGAACGAGAAACTAAATGGACTCCAATGAAAGCGTTGGGTAGAGCGCAGAAAGAGTTAGATGCATTAGGGCTTCCTGTTTTTAAGGTTGATTTAGCTGAACGAGAAGAATTAAACTTCTCTAAATTAATGGGTTATGATAATAAGAATTTAGAAGATTTTCTCACTATGTATGGTGGGTATAAAGGATATTTAGAAACTAAAATATCTGATATAGAAGCAATAGTTGGTGCATTAGAAGCTGCCTTTACAGAGTCATATAACACAGCTTTATTTAAAATAGCTAAAGAATACGAAGATAACAATAAGAAAAAACCAACTAAAGAGGAATTAAGAGGTGAGTTGTTTAGCCGTTTTGATGCTTTAAAAGAACTAAAACAGCGATTAATTGATAAAGAAGTTTTATATAAAAAAACTGCTGGTTTATTAAGTACTTATACAACGGCATATAGTACTGTTTCTAGGGTAGTAGCATTGAGAACCTATGGCAACCAATTATGAATTACTTAGGTTTGGATTGTTCTACTTTTGCTATTCATGGGGCATTAATAGATGATAAAGAAAAATTAATTACTTTATATAAATGGGCGAGTAAAAAGAAAAAATTCGATGAAAGATTCCCTGAAATTCTCGTAGAGTTTTCTGAAAATTTAAGTAAAATAAACATAATAGATTCTGCAACAATAGAAGCGGCTATATTCATACAGAATCCTAAAACAACTATTGCTATTGCTCATGTTGTAGGTGCTTGTTGGTTTGTTTTGGAACAAGCTGGTATTACACCGATATTAGTTGATAATAGACAATGGAAAAAAGGAATACTTGATAAGGGTAATGCTTCTAAAGTTGAAATTAAGCAATTTGCAACAGATAAATGGGGAGAAGTTTTCCCAGAACAAGATTACGCAGATGCTGTATGTATAGCGTTATGGAATAAAAGGAGGAATAGCGATGGTTAGTGGAGGATTAAAAAAGGTTAGACCAGAAATACAGGTTTCTTTTTCAACCCCTAATGATAAAGAGGAAAAAGAATATAAAGATAAGTTTACAAAAGAACTGCCTACGATGGAAGATGTAAAGAAAAAATATGGAGCAGTAATTTGGTGCAAATACACTGGATGTAAATATAATGAAGAAGTTGAAGGATTACAAAGAACTTCTGGTAGTTTGCTTAAAAATTCAACTTACTCTCCTTTATCAGAACAAGAATCAATTTGGTCTAATATTTGCACAAGAGGTGAGATAGGCATTAATTTCGATGAGGTAAGGACTACTAGCACTAAAGTTAAAGTTCCGTCTTGCTTTGTGGCATCTACTAAGAAAACAGGTCATGTAGATTTCAGTAGATTCTTACAATCGGATGGTTCGCCTATTGGTGGGAATATAGATTCTCAACACGTTTCTGATGCTGGATATGGGGCATTAGACCCAAACAACATATATGAGGGATAAACTAGATGCCTAAACATATTCCTGAATCTGTTAAGACTGAAGCCATGAGGTTGTTTTTAGATGGAGATAAGACAGCTAAAGAGATAGCTAAAATTCTTTCAGTTGATGATATAAGTGTACAACCATCTACTATATATTCTTGGGCTAAAAGGCAAAAATGGGGAGAACAAAAATCTGTTGCCAGAGCAGATGAAAGGCAAAAATTAGCTGAATCAGAGGGGCAGAAGTTTGCAAGGCTACAAAAAGAACACCTAGACAATTATGATATTGTTACTAGGAAAGCATACGAAGAATTAGATGATTTACGTTTTGATAAAGCATTTGATGCTGTAAAAGCTCTTGATATAGGTATTAAAGGACAACGAGAAGTAATATCTGGTCTTATTAACTTGCAATTTGTACAAGATATAATGTCGATATTAGTTGAGGAAATAGAAGAACAAGAAATTTTAAATCGTATAGCTATTAAAATGAAAACTTTAGTACAAAATCAGGGAGAAACTACGTAATTATGTCAAATAATGATGTAATAAGTGTCGAAAAAGCATTTAATCTATTATCAGATGGCTTAATAGCACAAAAGAAATATAAAGTAGGGTCATTTAAAGATTTTCTACAAAATATATGGTGTTATAGCTTTGACCATCCAGAGTATTTTCAAGCATGGCACGTTGGGGTTTTGGCAGATGATATTGAAGAATGTTTAGAAACAGGACTGAATTATGTAGCTGTATTACCAAGATTTCATTTTAAATCTACTCTATTAGGTCACGCTTTTAGTGTCTGGAGATTATTAACAGCACCTAGAGATTGTTCAGTTTTATATTTAAGTTATTCAGATGGAATGGCAAAATATCATATTTCAGAAATTAATAAAGCAGTTTCTAGGAATCCAGTCTTATCAGAATTAATGGTTAACAGAAATCCTAAAGCAGACTTTTCAGCTAGATTTTTTATTAATAAAAAGCCCATGGATATTATGCACGGAGGATTATTTAGTTTCAAACGAGGATTACACGTTAACGGAGCTTTAATTGCAGATGATGTATTGCGTGACCCAGAAAATCCATTAAATATTTCTCAAATAACTAAAGTCGAAGAACACTTTATGACAGAAAGTTTATTTATTCCATTAAAAGGTGTGCCTGTTATAGTGTTAGGAACTCCTATGATGCCAGGGGATTTATTATCTATGTTGCAAAAAGATAAGAGGTTTAAATCCAGGGTTTTACCTGCATTAAATCCTGAGCCTGGCAGACGAGTACTAATGCCTGAATTGTATAGTGAGGAGTGGTTATTGCAACAACAAGCAGCTAGACCAAAGTCTTTCGCATCTGAATTTATGTTAATACCGCATTTTGCTACCGAGTCATACTTTGAAGATAAAGATATTTCTAAGTGTGAATTTGAAGGTCTAACATCAGAACCATACGATAAAAAGTATAAAGATTTAATAGGAACAGACCAGATATTTGGGGGCTTTGATGTAGGTAAAAAACGTCATCCATCTCATTTAGTATTATTTAGGAAAAGAGGGCAGTATTTAGAACAAATACATCAATCCTTTTTAGAGGGATGGTCTTATTCAGACCAAATAGAATTTCTAAATACAGTAGCGGATAATTTTAATTTAGACGTTGGATATATAGATAATACTAGAGGTGAATTAGAAGATAGAGGATTAGATTATAGATGGAAAGCGATGAACTTTACAAGAAAATCTAAAAATACAATGGCACAGATTTTTGAAAAATTTGTTCATAGTGGTAATTTAAGGATGATAAAAGATGAGAGGCAAAAACAACAAATACTTTCAGTGTCGAATGATTTAAAAGCACCAGATACTCCAATGGGGCATGGAGATGCTTTTTTCTCAATCGCTATGGCTTTACAAGCAGCACATGAAACAGCATACAAATTTGTAAATTTAGGTAATTTAACAGATTGGTTTAACGCAGTAAGTCCTAACGAAACTCCTGAAAGCAGAAGTGAAGAGAATAATAGTGTAGAAAAAACACCTGCAAATATTTTGCAAATGAAACCTGTTAATGAACTAGAAGAAAATACTTCTGCACCAAATCCACAATGCAAAGAGCCTGTTTGTAGTCCAAGTTTTTGGGTTACGGAAAGAAACTTATGTTTGTATTGCGGATTTAAATAATAATAATTTAGGAGAATTAAACATGGCAACAATTTCTATATCTACGGATATTATAAAAACACACGATAAAAAAGACTTTAGTTTATCTGAACAAGCAGAAGTAGTATTAAAACATAGGTATTTTTTAAAGAATACTGATGGGGAAGTTGTTGAAGATGGGGACGCTATGTTCAAAAGGGTG